GGGCTGTCGCCGGCCTCATACTTGTCATCGTTCAGGTTGGTAAAGTTGTTGTCCACTTCGGTGTTTGTCAGCGGAGAACCTTTACCGGCGCGTGTGGTGATGGACGACATGTCGAAATACCCCTAGCAGTCGTTAGGATGCGGTGAGCGTGATGGTCCAGGAGATGGCCAAAGTGTCATCAGCCGCCTTGTTGACGACGGGGAAAACAGTCCTGCAGAGCATGTCTCCGCCGCTCGCAGCGTTGAAAATCCCCGCTTCAGTAACAGCTCCCGTAGCGTCACCAGCCTCGAATAAAGCGTTGTAGGTAACGCGCTCGTCGTTTGTGCCCGAAATTGTCGTGCTGTCGATGGCCTCTCGCACGCCGAGGACAGAGACCAAGTCGGTCTGACTAGCTGCCGCAGTCGTTGTCCCAGAACCAAGGGCCATATGAGACATGACACCCTTCGAGGTGCCGACCATCCGACTTATGATGTAGGCGAGGCCGGCGTTCACCACGAGATTTTTGCATTCTCGGGCGTCCTTGACGTTGCCGTCTTTGTCCTTCAACACAATGTTGAGTTGGCCGGACAGCTTGAGGTTTTCCTGTATCATCTTGATCTCCTTCAGAAGGTGCGAGCGGCCCCTACAAAGTCGTTTTCAAAGTACGAAAAGTCGGCGTACCCTTGGTTACGAAGAGTCCCTTCATCTGCCGCACCGGCGGTGTCTCCAGGATATTTTGTTAACGCGTTATAACATGAGTCAGCGGTTGAGGCCAGATGTGTTAACGTCTTAACAAACTGGAGCGTCTGGTCATCCAGGGGGGAAGCCTGACCATCCAAATCGTCGGTCGCCGAGAAACTCGACAAGAGTGTGCGAGTAATGTCTAAGCGAAGCGCGTCCGCTGTCGAGAACTCGTCGGTGGGGGGTGATTTGTGCGTCCCCAGGAGAGGGCTGTCAGCGGTTGAGGCCGCATGGAGCAAAGGCTTAGCCACCCCAAGGTAAAGCGCGTCCGAGAGGACCGGCGTCTCAAAGCTGTGCTTAACCGAACTCAAAGACAGCGCGTCGGCCACGGGGGCACTGTCGCTCAACACCTTCTGAATAGCCGCCGCTACCTCATCATTTGTTGACGCATTAGCATACAGCGCCCGCACGAACAAAAAATCACCTTGCGCAGCCGCAGCGAGAAATAGCGGCAGAACCTCCAGATTGACATTGATTTTAGAGGGCCGACTGGCAGCAAAACGGGTTGTGGCTGAGGCATCTGCGGAGAAGCCCAGTTGCATAAAGGCCGCCTTAATTGGCCGGAAGTATACTGCAGATTTGAGCCTCAAGCAAAATCATCCCGCACTCTAAACCGCAATTTTTCATAAAGGGTCTCCCGCACACCGGAGGCCCGTACAACTTCAATCTCACCCTCATAGGCGCCGGCCTCGACATCCAGGTCGCCATCCTGCCATTGCAAAATCGCTTCCCCGGCGGCAGCCGTGTCTGGGTTTACTAAAAAGTCTCTCGAGAACAACACCGTTTCGCCGCCAGCGGGCCTGAAGTGCAAAGTCACGCTTGCGCCGGTCAGATCAACCGGAGTGCCTGCGTCATCTTCCGTCAAGTTAACTTTGATCTGCGGGCCGGTGTCGCCGCGTACATATCTAAAGCTCGTAGCCATCAGGCGCCCCTTCGACGTGTTGGTTTATCAAAGCCCCGAGAAGCAACCCGCAGGGACCCGCGTGCTATATCGCGTCCAAGTGCGTCGTCGGCCGCCTTGTCAAATTTCATGCGGTAGTAAGCAGCTAACTCGGGGTTAGTCCACTCCTTACCTGGTATGTTAAGGAGCTTGCCAAGTGCGCCGCAGGCAATGGCACGACCGTGCGTGTTGTAGATGAAGTCTTCTACCCCTGTCGCGTCCAGGGACGGCTTAATCGTCGCAACGCCTCCAAACGTGTATTTGGCGTCTGGCGTGGGGTAGAAGCGGACGAAGCTGTCTTGGTAGATGCTATAGTAAGATGGGCGGCCGTTGCCGGCGCCGGAGGACGTGAAATGGTAGCTATCCACCACCTTGGTTAGCGGGGAGTCGTTGAGGTAGAGAACCAAGATGTTCTCCAGTGTCGTGTTATTTGGCAGAAAAACCTCATAGTCTGAGAGGCTTTTGCTGGTGAAATCGCTCTCCAGATCGTACCGCCAAACCCCACTACGCTCACAGAAGTCTACAGCCGCCTCCTGGAGGTGCTGCACGATTACAATTTCCGGGCAGCCGGGAACGTGCGGCTGCAAGTAGGGGTAAAACGTTTCCCAGGGCGTAGCCATATCACGTCACCGTGCTCGCGTTAGATGGTGAGACCGCCGAGTCTGTCTGCGATTTAGCCCCAATGGCTGAGTTAAACGCCTGATAGGAAGCGGCAGCTCTCGCTTCGTTCGCACCATACTCTGCGTCTTTTGAGTACGCCCGATAGAGCACCCAGTCTATGATCGGCGACATGTAGATGTCGTCGAGTTTAATGACCTCAGAGCTGCCGTTGGCAGGGTCCAGGTCGGCCTCCGACAAAGAGTGGGTGTCGGGAGCGTCAGCGTATATCACTTCGAGTTGTGCCGCCGTAGTCGCAGGCGGGTAGACGAAGAACTCCTTGGGTTGCCGTGGGTCGAAGGTGTAGTGCTGGATGTCCACCGTGTTGGCCTCAGCGTGCCAGGTGGGTCGCTGGTCATCCAAGACACTGCGGGAGACAAGGCGGATGACCTTTTTCGACGATGTGTCCGCCACATTCCGAGTAACGTCCAAAAGGCGAAGTGCCGATGGAAACGCAGAAGTCACAGCCTGTCGTGTGCCCTCCGCGCAGGTGAAAGTGCCGGCTTTCGCGTTCGCGTCCGGCCGCAACAGCGTAATCGCCATGTAGGACTCGTTGAGCCAGTTTTGCAGCTCCAGACGAGGCCAGCGGATGTTGGTGTCCTGCAGGACATCCTCAACTCGCCGGATGATGTCGGTGACTTTGACGGTGGGCATCTGAACCCTCCTTACTCGGAGCCAGAGGGCGTCGGTTCAGTTTTGGGTTTCGCAGCGTTGGGTTTCACGGGCTTGAACGTCGCAGCCAGCTCCTCACCCTCAGCAGTCAACTCCAGGCCGTCGCCCGTGACTTTTGCAATAACGACGCGTTCGCCGCCCACTCGGGCCACAGCGCGGTTGCACGTGATCTCGCCGCCCATTTCTTTGATCAGCTTGTAGGGGTCCATAAAAACTCTCCTGGTTGGGTTAGGAGGGGCCATAAGCCCCCCCATTAGGATCAGTCGTTAGGTGGCCGAGCCAACCAGGGACGTGATCAGCGCTTCATCCTTGATGACCTTGCGGCCGTAAACGGCCAGGCCACGGACGATGTCGCCGAAATCAGTCTGGTTGCGCAGCGGCTCAGTCTTGCTGATCTGCGAGGCAAAAGCGCAGGACGCCTTGGTGCCCGCGACCATCATGCGACGCGGCTTGGCGTTGGTGAGCGTTGCACCGGACGCAGTAGCCGACAGGCCAGGAACAAGGGCTTTACCGGCTTCACCTTTGGGCATCAGGTTCGACACATAGACCTCGAAGCGGTCCAGCATGCCGATCTTACCCGAGCGGATGGTCGAAGACGCATCTCCGGTGAAGTACGCCTGGGCGATGTCGGTCTGCATGAGCAGCTGACGGTCGTAGGGCGTGATGATCAGCCAGCGGCCTTCCTCGGGAACGTTCTGCTCGTCCAGGGCCGCCGACATGCGGAGGATGGTCTTGAGAATGTTCGAGGGCGTCGCCTGATCGACCGGTGCGGTGTCTGTACCAAGGTTGTACTCGCTCGACAGAGCGCCGGCAGTGGCGCCGGAGTTCGCAGCATTCGCACCGTCCGTCACGAACCACTTGAAGAAGCAGTCGTTCTCGATAGCGATCTTCAGCTGCTTGGCGGCGTCGTCGGTGAACATGTTCATAAGGTCCATGTCAGCCTGGTGAGCCAGCACGTCGTTGACCTGCACGCTGAAGTACTTGCCTCGTGTCACCTTGGTTTTTGATCTCGCCTTCCCAGTCGGTGTTGGCGATCTCGGTCATCATGGTGTTGGCGTAGAACTTCGCATTCAGCTTGTTCGACCAGAGTTGCGGGATAAACCCGCCGGAGTATTCGGGGCTGGTGGTGAAATCACCAGTGGTGGGAAAAACAGCCATGTTGGCCTCCTGTTAGTTGGTTCCAACAGCTGCTAACGTGTATGCACGTGTTGTCACGTTTTCACACGACCTTCGAGGTACGCAGCCGTTATGTCAGCTTCAAGTTTGGCCGCCTCGTCAAACATACCCCGCGTGTTCAACTGCCGGATTTTGTCCCAGACGCCGTTCACCTCTCGCTCAGAGTAGATTTTTGCGTCCTTGCCGGCACTTTTTGTCCGCGCGGTGTTTGCGGAACGATTTGGCGCAACCTGCTTTTCAAGTTCGGCTTGGCGTTTGTCGGCCACCGGCTCTTTCGTATCGGCGATGCTTTCTTTGAACAGGCTCACATAGTGGGCGACTGCCTCTGCATCTCCGGCGTCAAAAGCGGCTTTAGCCTGAACTCTGCGCGGGCCACGGAGCATGGGATCATACTCGTTCAGCCACGCCACCCAACGTTCATCTTGGTCGACCTGAGCAAAATCGGGCACCAACTGGTTCAGTCGCTGCGCGAAACTCATTTCTCCGACCTGGTTACCTGTCTGTGCGACCTGAGACCGCAATTCTTCGATAACCTCGGCTTGTGACTTCAGCTGCTGCTCGTATTCAGCCGCAACTTCACGGGCCACCCGCCGTTGAACGTCGATCAGTTCTTCACCAAACTCCTCTCGATCAGCGTCGGTTACATAACTGACTTTCTCCTCCGGCTTCGTCGGCTCATCTGACTTCTGGGTCTGAGACAACTGCCGGTGCAGCTCCTCCACCTGTGATGTCAAACCCCTGACTTGTTCGTGCAGTCGGGGAACCTCAGCGTCGTACTTGCCCCGCAGGGTGTTGTACTTTTGCCTGAAATCGTCCGCTACGTCCGTCGGTGACGTGTCAGCTGGCGCTGCGTCCTCAGGTTCCGCGGCTTCCTCGGTCTCAGGTTCGGTTTCAACCACCTCAGTATCCGCTTGATCTTCCGTTTCAGCCTCTTCGGCGTCTTTCGGTTTGTCGTTGCGGGCCGTCAGCGACTTTTCCAGTTCTTCGACCTCGGCAAGCTGAGCTTGCACCTGTTTCGGCAATGCCATGTTTATCTCCTTAAAGCACCAACTCTGTTTCACAGCGCCCGAAGTATGCTGCTCCCGTCATGGTGTGCTTCGGTTGTGCGCCTAAGCGCGTCTTACTACCTCGGCCGATTCTTCAACCGCCCTCAGTAAATCTTCGTATGCTTCCGCTCGTCCCTGCAGGCGGTGGATCATGGCCATGTCGCCGGCGTGGACCAGTTTCTGCTTCGCCGCCTCCAGTTCGGAGGTCAGCAACCTGAGCAGTGCTTCGTTTCCCGGCTCTCGGAGCCGACTCAGAGCTTTCAGGGCCTGAGGCTCGGCACTATTCAGGTCAATCATGTGCGTATGCTACCCTTCATGTGTTTACGTGTCAACAACTTGGGATTTAAGCGCCGTTCGGGCGCTGACTGATAAAGTTGCTCTCGCGCCCGCCGACCTGAGAACCGTCCTCCTGGAGGTTCTGGGCCTGCTGCGCTTCCATCTGTTGTTGCTGCGCAGCCGCCATCTGGGCCGCTTTTTGCTGCTGCATGATCTGATCGCGCGTCGGGACCAGTTTATCGACGTTCGTGTTGAGGTTGCCGGCCAGGTCTCGCATGAGTTCAGCCGTTCCAGGTAGGCCGACGATCTGCTGAGCAACTGGGCTTTCCAGTACGAGTCGCAGGAACTCGTTTTTCCGCACCGCTTCGGCCTCTTTGACCACCAGCGACATGGCCCCACGTGCCTCGATCTGCACATCCCCGATAAGATCGGGGTCTTGGGAATACCGCATGTTGCGGTGGTACTGCCGCTGCAGCATAGGTTGGATGACGTCGTGGTCGATATTCCCGATCACCTGCTTGATGCTCTTGCCCGCGTTCGAAATAAGCATCGACAGGCCGGACGACGTACGGCCGGCGCCGGGGACGTGTTCCCCGGTCATGTAACGAGGGATGCCGGAGACCTCATCAGCAATAGACAAGAACCGGTCAAATACCGCCATCAGCTCTTGTGAGTTAGACTGCGGCTGGAAGAATGTCATGGGCGGCGACGCGTCGTTGTAGTCCGACTGCCGGAACTGCCAAATCTTCCAGGGGTACATCTGCGTGACGTCCTCACCGGCGGGCAAGCGGCTGATATTCACCCCGACCTGCGGCCCCGACGAAATCCCCATGTTGTTCGACAGAGCGCGCGCAGCTGCGTTACACATGTTCTGGGCGTCCATGCAGAGGTCTGCTACGCCGTTCCCGTCGATCCGGCCCGGCACTTTCTCGAACGACGTCACATAGTATGGCTTCCGCCCCATCGGGTCATAGTTCAGCACGGCTTTGATTACCGTGTTGTTCACCATCCAAACCTCGCAGGGGTATGACATCTGCGGATCGGGAATCTCGCTTTCGTCCATGCCCCAGTCGAGCAGCATCTTGCCAGGGATCGAGTCCCACAGCTGCAGGGCAGTAATCAGATCGTCGTGTGCGTCGTCATAGTCCTTACCGGTCGCATCCTCGATCTCGGAGTCATCGTTCTCCAACCAGTCGAACATCCCCATACCGAAATTCGACAAGATCGACCGTACGGCAGCCTCATCGTAACCATCGACACCGATCATACCCTCCACATCTTCTCGGGTCAGGTGGTGTAGCTCGATGAGGGGCATGTTCTGGGGGTCATCCCCCCAAGGCGCCCAATAGAATTTGTACGGGTCGACGCGCTCCCACTCGTCGCGAAGAACATCCACGGCAGCGAGGCCACCCTCGACGTATTTCATCGCCTTACGCTTGCGCGGGATCGGCCCCTTCAAGACGGCGTATGGGAACGTCGCGATGTCGTTGGTAAACTCGTAGAGCGCCTTGGTGAACCCGCCCTCCACGAGCTGGTCCTCCATCTTCTTCTCCATGCGGTCGACGCGCTTGTCCGCTTCCTCAGTCATGGCCCGCATCGCGGTGTCTTTCATGCCCTCTGCGAGCTGTTGCAGCTCTGCAGGGTCTACCGGCGGGTTTCCTGCTGCGTAATACTGCTGCAGGTTCTGCTCCATGATGCGCTGGAGCCGCTTTTGTACCTCTGGAGGCACCTCCGGGACCGGTGTCGCGGACAGGGACCACGGCTTGTCGTCCCCAGTCCCGAGCAAAGTATCCCGCAACCAGGCTGTGGCCGTTCGGCATTTCGTTGAGACGACACCCATAAAAATCTCCGAGCCGCCATGCTCGCGTATTTGAGCCAGTTTCTCAGGGGAATACTCCATACTGCGGGCGCGCAGACACTCAGTCAGGCGCGGTTCAATCTCAAGACGCTTATGGTCCCGCATAATCTCCCATCGCCGGCGTACGTGGGCTGCAAGCCCCTGAATCAGGGGCGTGTTCTGTTTCTGGTCAGACTCCCGCTGAGCGGCAGCCTCCAGGTCGGAGGCACGAGCGACCGGAATAAGCGCTGGACCAAGCTCCATGGCAATATCTCTTATGTGACGTCACAGCCGCACAGTAGCCGTTATGTGCTAACACGTCAACAAAAGGCCCCCAGTCGGGTTGGTTAGGGGCAAGTGGTAAACGCCGAAATAAGAGGGGCATCCCTTAGTTCAGGCACGGAGGCGCCGGGCGCGCATCACCGCAAACGCGGCAATTCTTTATGTCCACCCACCGGCGGAGACTTTACGGACCTCACGGCGCTCCTCGCCGATACTTCCGCCAAACACCTCACCCCCATCGGCGTGCAAACACAGGTATTGTAGTGAGTCCGCGATGTCCGAAGCCGGGTGCGATTTCTCCGGTTTCTCGTCCTTCACGCCCTTCGTGTTGATCTTGTAGCGGTACTTCCCCGCCAGGGCTTGGACCAGAGAGTTCGCGTGAACCGGGTCGATCAACATGCCCGGTTTCCCGTCCACCACACGGGTCAGGTACTTCTCGACGGCCGCGATCCGAGCAGCGATTGAGTTCGTTCGCGCCGGTTTCACCAAAAAACCCTCGTTCTTGTAGATGTCAGCCACGCAGCGCTCGTCTGTCTGCACCCGCTGGAACGCTGCCGGGTCAATGACAACCGTCGCCTGCCGCCCAGGGAATTTGTTCGTGAGCAGTGGCTTCAACCGCTCCTGGATAAACCGCAACGCCCCCATGTCCTCCGAGACCAGGCTGTCGTAAACAACCACGCGCCCGTCGTGTATCTGCTGGCCGATCACAGCTGCTGGCGTCAAACCAGCATCCACCCCGATTATCAGGGGTGTGGTGGTAAACATGGGGGTAAGTGGCTCCTTGGCCACGTGAAACGACCGGTGATCCAGTCTTCTGTCTTACCCTGCGCCAGGTTGTCGTAGTAGTCGTCCGGCAAGAACTTCGTCCAGTCGGCCTCTGGCGCAAGACCAGATGGCTGGATCGTGACATCTACGTTATCTGGTGGGTCACTAAGAAGTTTTTCATGCTCGGTGTCGTAATCCGGCGGGTTGGTCATCCCCCACAGATGCGCGTTCGGCCGCCCGTCATCGGTCTTGCACCCGACCCCGTTCATCATCTTGTCCGGGTAACGCCCCACGCGGCCCTGCGCCGCGTTAAAAATCTCCATGTTTATTTCCCGAAACTCATCGAACACGATAAAGCTCGCCTGCAAGGACAGCAGGCGCCTGACGTCGTTCTGGTCATCCAGTCCCCGAAATAAAACCTGACACTCGACATCCCCAAACTTCATCATAAACTCGTAGTTTGTTTTAAAGTAATGACCCATATCCGGATCAGGTATCCATTTCAGAAAGTCCGGGATGCTGGTGTCAGTTAGCATTTGCCTCGTGTTACGTATCCAGATACACCGAGAACGGCGGATGCCGTCCTGGCAGGGGGCCATGCGGGTCGCGTGGTGGACGATTTTCATAATACCAGCTGTCGTCTTGGTTGAGCCTACAGGTCCGCACACCAACGAAATAAACTTTTCGCTGTAGAAAAACTTATCTAGGCTCTCAAGGACTTGGAAGTTAATCTGCCTGGTCATTTTTAGGCTTTCTTGGGGGCCTGGTGAGCGCCTCTTCGAGGTCCCACCCGCGGAGGATACGTTGCTTGAACGCGTACACGCTCGTGACCCCGAACCGCCGGTGCAGATCGAGGAGGTTCGCGGTG